AACAGTAGATACAACTGCTCAAGAAGATATTGAGCAAAAACCCGAAGCACCACAAGAAGAAACTGAAGTTGATCCAGTAGAAAAGGCGGTGCAAGAACGCTTACAGCAGATGAAATCCAATATGGATCGAATGTCTAAAGAGCGTGACGAAGCCCTTAAAAAAGCCGCTGAAATTGAGCAAGCTAAAAAGCAAGCAGAAATTGAGCGCTTAGAACAAGATGGCAAACTACAAGAAGCTTTAGAAATGAAATTAGCAGAAGCTAACGCTAAACTAAAAGTTTTTGAAGAAGAAAATACTAAACTCAATCGTGACAATGTTGTTAATGGACAACTAAGTTCTTTAGAGTTTCGTAATGAGCGTAGTCGTCAAATGGCACAACGTGATATTGTTGAGCAACTTGTTCAAAACGAGAATGGTGCATGGGTTCATAAAACTGGTTCGTCAATTCAAGACTTTATTGTCGCTTATTCTAAGAATGAAGATAATTCATTTCTATTTCGTGTTAAAGCAAATTCTGGTGCTGGTACAACAACTTCTGCAGGAACTCCAAATACTTCCGAAAAGAAAAGTTTGTCTCAGATGACACAAGAAGAAGTTTTAGCGTTGGCCTCTAAAGGTCAACTTGGAAGTTATACATATTAACATAATAGTTAAATAAGGATAAATAATTATGGCTATTACAAATACAGATTTTCAAAATGTAGCTCTCGCTATTTCAGCTTATGCTGACGAAGCTTATACAACTGAAAAGAAACTAAACTCAACAGGTATTGTTGGACAGCGTGACGATATTAACGCTGATGGCGAATCTTTTATTGGTCAATTCCGTTACTACAAGCCACTAGCTGCAAATGTTAACGTTGCATCTTTGTCTTCTTCAACAGACGGAACTTATACAGATATCACAACCGACATTGCCAACTATGTTAAAACTGTTCGTACATTTGGTGCGCAACAAGTAAACATGCAAGAAGTAGTATCAAAGCAAGATGGTCTTGCTAAAATTGCTCGTGACTTTGCACAAGTACGTGGCGATGACGAAGGTACTGCTCTTATGAACGTACTTAAAGGTGTAGCAGCTCACGAAGTTGCAACAGGTGATTTAGGTGGTTCAGGTAACGGCGGTCTTATTGCTTATGATACAGACGCTGATGCTGCTGCTACTGGTAACTTTGTTGACGTTAACGCTTTAGGTGTTTTCGGCGCTGCTGCAACTGGTTCTTCTGATGCACGTAAATTGTTTGACTCAACTGCTACAGGCGCTGCCCGTGGTGAGCGTTTGTTCCAATCTATCGGAATGGGTTTTAAAGATTACGAACCAGACTTCATGTATCTCGTAACTTCACCTGAAATTATGGCTGAAATGCGTGCTGCTAACTTAGTGGACGAAACAGTTATCACTGATGGTAACTTGAACTTCAACACTATCTTTGGTGGTAAGTTCCGTTTGGTTATGACTCGTGCTCAACAGTGGCAAGCTGGCGCTTCAGGCGATCTAAACGCACAATCTACAAAATGTACTTTTGTAGTCAAGCCAGGAGCCGTAACTTTTGCACCAGTAAACGTTCCAACTCCAGTTGAAGTAGACCGTAATGCTGCTGCATATACAGGTGGTGGTTCAACTAACATTTGGTATCGTTATGGCTTTATTATGCATCCAATGGGTTACGATTGGTCAGGTGCTACAAACGCATTTGCAACAAACGCAAACTTCTATGCTGCCGCATCTTGGGATCGTAAAATGTCTGCTCTTAACTTGGGTATCCTGCCTATCTTCCACTCATAATAATTAGGAGGAGCTAATGGCTTTAGTTCTAAATACTAATAGTTATGTAACGGTAGCTAACGCTGAAACTTATTTTGAAACTCGAATTGATGCTGCTAATTGGAACAGTGCATCAAACGAATTAAAAGAAGAAGCGTTAGTAACTGCTACACAAATTATTGACAATCACTCTTGGATTGGTTCTGCTATTAGCTCTTCACAAGCTTTGGCTTGGCCTCGTAAAAACGCAATGTACTATGATGCTCGATTAGGTATGGATATTACTTTTGGTAATTCAGAAATACCCGATTTAGTAAAGATTGCTGTTTACGAACAAGCTTTACATTTGTTAAATAATGAAGATGTTTTAGCTCAAACTACTCAAACCTTCGAAAGTATTAGTGTTGGTAGCATTAGTCTATCTGATTCTAATAATGATGTAACTAGAATTTCTATTACACCTGCTTTTGTTTTAAAACCTATAAGACCGCTTATTCGTAGAGGTTCTTATGGTGTAGGTTCAAGTTGGTGGAGGGCTAACTAATGTCTCTTTCTGCAAAAGTAACAACTGCCGTTAATAAGGCTTTTACTGCTGCAGGTGATTTAGTTAAACAAGGAACACTCTCTACAAAAGCGGTTTCTACTTATGATTTTGGAACAAGACAAACAGTTAGTACAATTACTAGTCAAACTGTTGATGTTATAATTCAATCAGCACAGAAACCCTCTGGAGAAGGTTTTACAATTACAGCACTTATGAAATCAGGAGTTGATATATCTGTTTATGATGTATTAACTGTTGGTTCTAAGGTTTACAATATTATCGATTATACAGACAATAATTTTACAATTGAAGCCATCTTAACTAAGGAGGCTCAATAATGTATGATAATGTATTACAAGATATTGAAGCTGTTTTTGCTGCAAGTACTTGGACGGTTAATAACATAGATATTTATCCTGATAATTATCAGGGTACTATTTCTAACCAAAACGAGTTTTGTAGGTTAAACGTTTTACCTAGCAACAGTCAGCATTATGCACACGGTGGTAATAAAGAAATTGATGGCTTAGTAGCTGTTAAAATCTTTGTTAAGGCAGGTGAAGGACAAGCTAGAATTATGGCAATTTCAGATATTCTAGACGTAAGTCTTCAAAATAAAAAATTAACTAATGGAACAGAGCTTGGAACATCCTATTTGAATGTGGAAGGGCTAGACCCATCTAATAAAGCGCTTTATAGCGCAAGATACGTAATACCATTTAAACTATATGGAGCATAATAATGACGCATATTGCATCACTAGGTTCAGGTATTTTCTCATACCTTGATATCTATGACGGGAGTACAAACCCCGCAACTGAAGACGCTGCTGGTTACGCCGATTTATTTGTAACTGGAAACAGTTCAGATATTTCACGTATGCCTTCAGTCCGTGAATTCCCATCAATTGGTACACCTGCAAATATTGTAAACGTACCTGTTTATGGACAAAATACATCATCACAAATTCAAGGTCAAGCTGACGCACCGACTCTTGAAGTTACTGTAAACTACATTGCAAATGATATGACTGCATTCCATACGCTTGTTGGAACTGAAGTTTACTTCCGCTTTATGATGTGTACACAAGCCACAACCTTAGCAGCAAGTATTAATAGTGCTGCTGCGGCTTTAACTTATGGTAACACAGAATTTTACTTTAAAGGTAAGATTGAAGCAATCTTGGTTAACCCTGCACTAACAGACGCTACTACTGCTACTGTTACGTTGTCAGCACAATCAGATTTCTTTGGCCCTGCAACTTTACCGTAAATTAATCATAGGGAGTCCTCTTTTAGAGGGCTTCCTTTAATAAAGAGATATATTATGGCAGATAAACCGTTTAGTAAAGCATTTGTTATGCGTACTACTTTTCGTCATATGCGGCGAAGTGTAGATATTAGTATTCGTAAGAGTTTTGAAAGATTTAAAGACTTTGAAGATAATTCATACGAAGGAAAACAATGTTTAGAAACCCTTTCTGTATTACATACAGTAAGAAAAATGTTAGATGATTTTCAGGCAAATAACCAAAAATTATTTACAGAAGAAGATAAGTTAAATTAAGGATAAGTTATGAAACATTTAGTTGGTAAGAGTATTACTGAAAAAGTAGATTTTATGGGTGAAGAACTGCAAGTTAAAAAATTAACTGTAAATGAAGTTTTTAAAATACAAGACTTAATTAAAAGGTCTCAAAATAAAAAACAAGATTATGATGACATTGCTCTAATTAAAGATGTCATCCGTATGGCTGTCACAGGAGCCAATGAAATTTCTGATGAAGAATTTAATAGCTTTCCCGTTGGTGAGTTAACTTCTCTTTCTGAGTCTATTATGAATATTGCTGGACTTGGAGATAAGACTTCGGGAAACTAACTGAAAAAGAAGAAACGCTATATGAGATAGCTTATCAGCTACGTATGCCTGTTTACCAAATGTTAACAGAAATGCCATATGATGAGTTATTAAAATGGACAGATTTCTTCAAACGTCAACCTGTTGGTTGGCGAGAAGACCAAAGAACATTTTTAATGTTAAGAGGATTTGGAGTAAAAGCTTCTGCTGAAAGTTTATTTCATTCTCTTAAAGTTATAAAACAACAATCAGAAAATAATCAAGAACCTGATAGAGCTGTTCCTAAAGGTAAGTTCTTAGAAATGATGCTAAAAGCAAAAGAAGGTGATTCTTCTGGCTGGAAACCAACTAAGGAGTAACTATGGCAGAGACTATTACTTTTGATGTTGTTAACTTTGAAAGAGAAATGAAGCGAGTAGAGGAAGAAGTTGCTCAAATCACTAACTTTGAAATGGATGAACGAATTAATTATGCTACAGATACCTTAAGAGTTGTTACACCTGTTGATACAGGTAAGGCAAGACGAGGTTGGAAAAATATTAAAAGTTATGATAACTTTGGTTTTAGAGACGGTGTAATCTTTAATAGAGTAGATTACATAGATGTTTTAAATAACGGACACAGTAGACAAGCACCACGATATTTTATTGAACAGGTGTTGATTAAAATCGGTGTACTAACCCCTTAAATTATTGCCCTTGATGGAATCTCGATATACGAGACTATTGAGGGCAATTTTATTAAATGGAGGAACCATGAGTGGTGTAGAAATTAGAGTTCGTGCTAATACAACGCAAGCACGAGGTGAATTACAAAAATTAGAAAAATCCGTAGGACGTATTGAATCTGTCACTAGGGGTTTAGCAACTTCAATTAAAAGCGCTGTAGCAGCATACTCTGGTTTTATTTCTGTTAAAGGTATTGTAGCAGCTTCTGATAGTCTTACTAATCTAGAAAACCGTATTGCTCTTGTTACAGGCAGAGGTAAAGAGTCTCAAGCTACTCTGCAAAGATTATTTAACATTGCTGCAAGAGGTCGTGTTTCTGTACAAACAACAGCTGAAACTTTTAACCGTTTTGGTTTGGCTTTATCTGAAGCAGGTAAAGGTACAGAAGAAATACTAGCGGTTACTGAAGCAGTTGCTAAAGCAGCAACGCTATCAGGTGCATCTGCTGAGTCAGCTCAAGCAGCTATTATTCAGCTTGGTCAGGGTTTGGCTTCAGGTGAACTTCGTGGTGAAGAACTTAACTCAGTTTTAGAACAAACACCAAGGATTGCTCAAGCTATTGCTGATGGTTTAGGTGTTCCTTTTGGAGATTTACGTAAATTAGCTAAAGAGGGCCAAATTACATCTGAAGGTGTATTTAATGCTATTATTAGTCAAATTCAAGCTATTGATGAAGAATTTCTTACTTTAGAACCTACAGTAGGCTCTCTTACTACTATTATGCGAGATGAGTTTACTCGTGCTTTATCTGCGTTAGATGACATTGGTGGTTTTTCTGAAAGTGCTAGAGGAAAAATAATATTACTTACAGAAGCATTTAGATTTATTGCAGACAGAGCAGAAATTAACTTTTTAAAATTAAATATTCTTCTTATTAATTTTAGAATGGATGTGCAAAAATCTTTTAGAGATTTGAAAAGTGTTATAGCTTCATTATTTACTGGTGATTTTGATTTTTCTACATTTAAACAAAACTTTCAAAACGCATTAGGGCCAGTTAAAGAATTTTTTGGAATTGGCGAACAAACTCAAGCAGACAGTTCTTTAGAAAAAGCTATTAAAAGAGTTAATGATTTAGTCGCAGGATTAGACTTAAGTGGTTATTTACCATCTTTAGACACTATTATTGCAAATTTAGCTAACTTCGCAAATAATGTCATGGGTATATTTTTAGGCATATATAATGCTGTAGTAGGTAATTCTACTTGGGGTGAACTTTTCTGGGAAGGCGCTAATGCAATTGGTGGGCCTAAGTTCCAAGCTGCTATAGCTGGTGTATTAAGCACTTTAAGAGGTTGGGGCAGTAAAATAAAGAATATTTTTGTTGATATCCTTTATGGTGCAAGAGGTTTTAATGAATTTGGTGAAGCAGCGAGAGGTGAACGTTCTGGTGGACTAGTTTCTTATTTTACTAAATCTATTGAACCATTAACAAAATTAAAAGATACAATAAGTGGTTTAGGTGAAACTGCACCAGTACAAAGCTTAGTATCTGTTTTTAAAACTCTTTCAAATGCAATTAGTAATGCCTCAGAGTCAGTAGCAAATTACGTTAAAAATCGAGGTGGTTTAGACGATATCTTTTTAGGTCAAGACTTAAGAGCCTTTGGAGGTACTGGCCCAAAAGTTACTCAAAAAGATGGCGAAGTTAGACTAAAAGGTGAAGGAAGTGATCGAGGTCCAAATATTGCTGAACAAGCTATTACTACTGCTTTTGAAAATAAATATTTAATTTTAGGTGGTTTATTAGCAGCTGGTTTTGCTTATAAATTTCCTGATTTAACTAAATCTGCATTTGAAGGTGTATTCTTTGTTGTAGGTGCAGCTATTGCAGCTGGATCTTTAGCGGCATTAAGAAACCCTGTTGTATTAACTGGTTTTGCAATTGTATTTGGGCCAAATGTGCTTGAAAAGCTTGCAGAGTCAGGCGCTGTTAGGGAACTAGGTAGTGCTATTGCTAGTGGAATAGTTAAAGCGTTTGAATCTGATGCAGAAGGAAGAGGGATAGGTCAAAGAATATTTGATGCCCTTGTTGTATCTTTAAAAGAGTTTGGTGGAGGATTACTAGAAGGTTTTGATATAATCGACGAAAATTCAGAATCTTCTATAGGAAAAGACATAACTGAACTTTTTGTAGGTGCTATAACGGGTGCTCTTACTGCAGCGTTAGGTTTTAGTGTTTTAACCAAAGGTATATCTAAAACAGCAATGACTATTATTGGCCTTATAGCTAAAGGTTTTAAAGGGGCTGCAGCAATATCTATACTTGGAGGTAGTCTTGCTGAAGCCATTCAAGGCATTGATACTGATCTTGCAGAGAATGATGCTTTAGATGATAAAGATAAAAAGAAAGACAAGAACAAGCCAAAAGCTAATTCTAGAATGGCGGCACTTTCTAAGGGTAAATTCTTAGGTAAAGCATTGTTAAGTGGTTTAGGATTAGTCTTTTCTGCTGTTACAGTCGGAGATATGATATCTAACGCTATAGAAAAAGCTATAGTAGAAGATCCTGAAGAAGGCCCAACAAAAAATCAACAAAAAATGCTAGCAGCATTTGAAGGAGCTGTTGCAGGTGGTGCGCTTGGAGCTTTATTTGGCCCTGCAGGTGCTATCGGTGGCGCTATTATTGGTGCTGCTGTAGGTGGAAGCGGGTTAGCTGCAACTTTATCTGATGTATGGGATAAAGTTAGTATATCAGGTGCTTTAGATTGGTCTAAAGAAGCTGGTTTAAATTTATTTAATAAACTTGTAGAAGCTGGTAATAATGCTTGGACTGATATAGAAGCTATATTTAGTAAAGATATTAACTTAAGCATCAATGCACAAGGATTTAAAGAATTTCTTGGTGTACCTTTAAGATTTTTAGGTAAATACGATTCAGCTGGTAATCCAATAGAACAACGAGCTTCAGGTGGCTATATTACAGGTGAAGGTGGCCCTACTGACGACAAAATTCCTGCTATGCTTTCTAATGGTGAATTTGTTATAAAAGCAAGTTCTGTTAAAAAGTTTGGCACAGGCTTCATGTCTATGATCAATGCTGGGATAATGCCTAAACTTTTTTCTGAAGGTGGACCTCCTGATCCTCGTTATGTTACTTTACAAAATGACAAAAGTTTTTTTGAAAAGGAAATAGCTAGACAAAACGCTAATTTTCTTGCATATCAAGCAGCAGGAAAAGATGTTGATTTAAAACTTGCATCTAGAGCTTTAAATAAGGCTAGAAAAGGATTAGCTAGAGTTGAAGTAGATTTAGCTCAATTTAACAGTGATGGTCATTTAATTGAAGGTTATGTGTTACCAGACAGTACTAGTTCTTTAGGTAAGGGTGGTGGCACTGGTGGTGACAACGCTGATAAAAAATATGGTGAAGACTTAGCCGACAGCTTTCAACAAGACTTTAGAAACTCTTTCTTTAATGCACTAAGAACAGGTGACTTTGATAGAATTGGAATGGATTTAGCTGATAGCTTGTCTATGAAAATACTTGATTCTTTTGCTACTGGATTTACTAATGCTATCTTTGATAATCTTGGTTTAGGTGGTAAAGACGGTGTTCTTACTGGATTGTTTTCAGGAATGGAAGAATTTGGTCAAACCCTTGGCGGTGGTGTTAAAGAAAGCGTTGAAGAGGGTATTACTGAGTCTGAAGCTGGTGATGGTAGCTTGTTAAAAGACTTGTCTAAATTCTTTAAAGGTATGTTTAATGATGTAGCAGAATTAACTAAAGCTTTGTTTAAAGGAATAAGCGACTTATTTTCTGGAAGTTCAACAGGTGGTGGCTTCGGGGGTTTTGGTAGTTTATTTAGTGGTGGCTTTGGAAGTTTGTTTAGTAGCTTTGGAAGTTTAATTGGGAATAGCTTTTTAGGCAACTCTATGTTTTCATTTCCAGTCGGAAATATAATGGTTGGATTAAATAAAGGCGGTATTGTTCCACATACACCATACTCTAAAGCTGGCATGGATAGTGTACCTGCAATGTTAACTCCAGGAGAGCTAGTTGTTCCTGAAAGTGAAGTAAGTAAATTTACTCAAATGCAAAAACAAAAAGAACAACAAGTATTTAATATTAATGTTTCTGGTGATGTTTCGAGACAAACTAGAAAAGAAATTATTAAAATGATTCCTGAAATCACTACTGGTGTAAACATGGAAAACAAAGAAAATAATTTTGGATACAGAGGTCGCTAAGCCCGTACAATAAACTGAGAAAATTGGAGCATCTATAATGAAGAAATACAATAAGCTCTTCAAGCTTAAAAATGGTCAGTTGTATTGGAAAGAATCCCGTGGCAGACAAGCTGCAGGAGGGCTTGCAGGAACTAATCATGGCGATGGCTATAAAACAGTTCGTATCGATGGCAAAGCAGTGTATGTACACCGCATTGTTAAAGAAATGACAACTGGTAAAAAAGTAAATGGTCAAGTTGATCATAAAGACCGAAATAGGTCTAACAACAAACCAAGTAATTTACGTACAACTACACGATCACAAAATAATAAAAATAGACGATCATGGAAGCGTAAAAAATAACTACAGGGGATCCCTTCGGGGGTTCCCATTTTTATCAAATACGTCAACAAAAAAGTGAGAAAATCAACGCATCTATAATGATACATAGTATTACAATGAAAAACCAAGTGGAGAACAAGATGAAAGATTTTGATAAACATCCTGAAGAAAAATTAGCAGCTAAAATGATCAAGCATGAGCTTGCAATTGCTAAAATTGAAAACTCTGAATACATTGAGTTGAAAGACCCACTGTCGGATAAATTGGCAATATATAGCCAAGCAAGATTAACAGGCTTTGACAAACCTGTAAACAAGCGGCAAGGCTCTAATTTATATTGTCCAAGAGATTGGTCTATAGCTAAACAACGCTATACAGAAAAAATAAAATCTCGTCAATTACCTAGTGGCTATTCTGCAGGAATCTCTCTGAAAGTAATAGAAAAGAAAATTGAAGAGGTAATTAAAGAGTACGAATATCTCCAAGATCAAGGTATTCTTGCTAAAAAAGTGAGAAAATTATAGCATCTATAGTGATACAATAGTATCAGTACCAAATGGACAACCAAGAGGAAAATAAAATGAATACGAACGAATTAATGAATATGGATGAATTGGCTGAAATAGTAGTAGCATTTACTACTGAGCATGATCAATTCACATTAGCAGAATTGACTGGTCTGTCATTCTGGGAAGCATTTTGGCCTGTATTGGTTTTTATGTTTTTTGCACTATTATTATATTTCGCTGATATAATTATTGTGGGAATTAAAACCCTGTATGACGGATCGGTTTTGCAATACCGTATCGGAGAAATCCGATGGAAAATTGCAGCATGGATTTCTCCAGAAATGGAAAAATATGTGCATAGGTATTTCGAAGAGGAAGAAAAATACCATGACGAATCGTACAATTACAATTAATATTGTACGGGCCTACCAAATAATGCCCTAAAAAGTGAGATTTTTGGGGCATCTATAGTGATACAATAGTATCAATCATAAAATGAAACCAAGTGGACATCCAAGTGGACAACCAAGAGGAAAATAAAATGAAAAACGCAATATATCTGATCGAAGAAACTTGTAAAGTATTAGGCTCAATTTTCGCAATTGTTGTATTAGTACTTTGGTGGACTACAACACCTGTAGAGGCATACGAATTACCTGAATTCGATTTGCCAAAATTGTCAATGCCTGAAATAGAAATGCCTAAAATAACAGTACCAGAAGTACCAAGTAAAGTACAGTATTGTGCTAATCATTCCAAGGATGCGACAATAGTTGTAGCTGGAATTATGGCTGCATGGGGTGCAACAGCAGTTGCTACCATGACTCATACTCCTGCTGGAGCAATAGCAGGTAGTGGATCATCATGGAACCCAAAAAAGTGGGTTGGCCCACGGGTAATGACAGCATATCGTGGTGTAGCTACTAGAGCTGCATTGACAATGGCTATACCGTCTGCCGCATTGACATTCGGTATTAATTTTGTACCATGTATGTACAGATAAACTGCATCGGGGTGTTAGAAATAGCACCCCATTGCAATTAAACGGGCTTTGTACAGGAGTTGAAAATGCCTAATCTATTAGAAATCGGTGCTTTAATATTGTCTGGTTACTTCATCAGAATAATGTTAATGGGTATGTATCTCTTTTTCTTAAAATCCATATCTAAAAAGAAAAAGAATAAAAAATCTAAAGTTACATTACCTGAATTTGGTGATAGTACTTATCGTTTTATTGGTTATATCGGTATAGTAAGTACTATTTATTTCGGTATAATTGATATCTACAATCAAGAAGATTTAAGAGCAGTAGAGTCTATGAACTCTCTAATCTGGTTTGGTTTGTTTTTGCCAAATATGCTATCTCTCTTAATCTACCATCTAGATAAAAGAGATGAGAGAAAAGAAAAACAACGTATTGCTGAAGAAAAAGCTAAAGTAAAAGCTGAAAAATTAGAAAAGCAACAGCAACATGTTAATGATAAAAATGCTAAGTTTATGGTAAATATGTTACAATCAATCAAGTGAAAGGAGCAAGAGCATGGCACAGTTTAATGAATTTTTTACTGTAATGCCCGAAGACACACATCAGCAAATTCTTCTAGATATTGGCGATGTAGAAATTTCTGTTATTAAGTGTGATTGGACAAGTTCACCTTGGTATGAAGCTTCTTGGTGTAATAAAGGTAAATCTAATTGGGCAAATCCTGTGTTTATGGAAACACTAGAAGATTTGTTTGATTATATGAATAGTCTTAACCGTCAAGAAGTAATCGAAAAAGGAGAAATTGACTAATGTTTATCGCTATATGGAAAACTGAAGATAAATCCTCTGACAATACTGTAAAACAATTTACAAGTATTGCGGAGATTAGAGAATGCATTATTATAGATCCAAGTATAAGATCTTTACCTGATGCTATAATAGAAGTAAATGATGACTCACTTACAGTTGCAAATGAGTTTATGATGAGTCTGGAAGTGGAAACTTTGTAATGATACTTACAGCAGCCGCCACTTGTTTGGCTTTAAATATCTTCTTTGAAGGTAGAGGTGAAGATTTAATGGGAAAAGTAGCTATTGCAGAAGTTACTATGAACCGTGTTGAATCACCAAAACACCCAGACAATATTTGTGCTGTTGTCTGGGATAAAAAACAATTTAGTTGGACTCATGATGGTAAGCATGATGACCCTACTAGATTTAAAGCTAAAGTTGATCGTATAGCTTGGCGAGACAGTCAGTTGATTGCTCAAATGGTTATTGATAATGAAATTAGCTTAGACGTAAAAGGTGCAACTCATTATCATGCAGATTATGTAGAACCTTATTGGGCTAAACATCATACGATGTTGTTTAAATTAGGTACACACATTTTCTATAAGTGAGAAAATTGTTACATCTATAATAGAACCTTAGATCAGGGGGTATAACCAATTTATCAGGTTATACTTAGGCTGATCTCGTAGTCCAGAGGTAGTTGGACATATTATTTACCAAGTGGAAACCAAGAGGAGAACCAAAATGGCCGCTTATGTAATAACAACATTTTTGCTAATATCTTTACCAGTAATGGCAGGTATAGCAATGATAATACCTGCTTGGGTTATAAACAAAATAACTCAAGAGGCTTCATAATGTTTACATTTTATCACCGAGAAAAAGTTTTAACTGTAAACAGCACTAATGCATTTTCTGCTATGGAAATTGCTGATAAAAAGCTAGTATCCGTCTGTGATGGGTACTGGAATAGAACTAGAAATGATCCTCGTGAATACACTTGGACGCCAATAATATCAACAAGGTCTATATCAATAGACTCAATCTAGGGAAAATTTGAATGTATGCAATGGAATTGGTAGCCTATAAAAATGACTATAACGACAATGAAGAAATAAAAATTGTTGGAAGAGGCAGTAGCTATGAAGCAGCACTTAAACAGTGTTACCAACTTGCGTTCGAAAAATACGGAATAACTTCCGAATCAATCTATAAAACAAGGAAAGTGAAAATCAAATGACTCGTCATCAAGTGAAACTATACGACAAAAAACGGTTTATGTTTGCAATCAAAACTTTTAATTCTCTTTCTGCAGCAGATGACTATTTTATAAATGTTGCTCCAAAGTTAGATAAAAATGGAGGTTGCGCTACTATAGAAAGAATACGCCCTCAAAATGATAA